TTGGCAATTGTATCCGTTGATGATGTTCGTGATGTGATTAACATTAGCTCAGCGGATGTTCCAGATGCGAAAATAACTAAGATGTTGAAGAGGGCTGAAGTTACGCTTGAACTTGAGCTTGATGAGGAAATTGATTATAGCGACTGCACGGATGCTGAGAAAGAATTTATCACGGTTTTAGCTGCTATCTACGCGATTTGCTATCTCACAGGCGGTTCTGCCGTGGGCTTAAGCTTCAGTGTTGGAGACCAAAATGTTGGCGTTTTAAGTAATGCTCCTCCGTTGAATGTTTTGCAAGGTGAAGCTAAGCGGATTTTGGCCGGTTTAAAGCAGCCATATGTGGGAAGGGTTTAACATGGGCACGGTTCCAGAAGCCTATTACCAGTTCATTACGCATTACGCTCCTTATTTTTATGTTGTTCCCACGAACATGACTGCGGATGCGGCTTCTGGACAAAAGGATGTGACGGTTGCGGATGGAACAAAATTTCAGGTGGGCTATCCTGTGGAGATTAAGGATGATGCTCACAGTGAATGGAATACGGTTGCTTCTATCACTGGCAATGTTGTAACCATGCAAAATAATTTGGTTTATAGTTATTATGTTAACAAGAACGGGAAGGTTGAGGGTCCAGACCCAAGTTTTAACAGAGGAGCTTTTCCAGCAGCCTTCGCAATCGATTTTCTATATGAGGCATATTCTACAAAGCAATTTGAAAGTCAAAAGACGGATATCCTCAACAAAATTGTTGAGCTTGCAGATTTTATCTTAACTCAGCAATGCACTGATAACTTGAAAAAAGCGTATGGTGGATTCAAAAATTCAGAGACGGGAACAGAGTATTGGAGTATAGATGCTGGAAGATGTATTCAGCCTCTTTTGAAAGCCTATGCACTAGCAAGCACAGCGAGTTATCTTGATGCTGCCAAGCTTGCTGGCTACACTTTCCTCTACAACATGCAACATCAACCTGAGACTTTAGGCGTGCATGATAAGTATTATGGCGGTTTCGCCCGCTACGTAACCATAGCGGATGCTTGGTCTCAGCAAATGAACGTTGAGGACCTCTACGATTTCATCGGTTTGAAAATGCTTGCAGAAACTTATGACATAACTAACAAAACCCGATATGAAACTATGATGAGTGATGCGATTGGCTTTCTGCGTTCTGGCTTTGAAGACTTGTATCTGTGGTTTGACCCTAAGCCTTCTGGAGATGGAAAATGGCACAGGGTAGGCTTGAACGAAACTGAAGTTTATGATGATCCCATGAGTTTTGCACTTTTAGGTTTATACACTTACGAGGCGTGGAGTCTCACATGCCAAAAAGTTTACAATTTCATTCAAACCATTAGAGCCTCAGCTCAGTATCCAGCTTATCACCCAGCCATTTGCTGGCCTGGTTATCTTGATGTAGTTACACGTTTTCCAGCATGCCCGTATTATGACGCAATAACAAGCGGTATTTTATGGAAGATTAGAGCTGCATACGATAAGCCAAGCTTGGTCTTCAGCATGCAAATTATCGAGAAATATCAGGAAGAGTTCATGAACTGGGGACCCGTTTTTACGGATTATTCGCCTATCACAGAGCAAAAGGCTATGGCTAATGTGGGTTGGCTTTCTCAGCTTTTTCTCAATTACGAAGAGCCTCTAACATCTTTCACGCGGATTCTGAGGAGTAAAGGTGAGAGTGTGCTGCTTTATCCGATAAGGCAGGCTGCTGAAAGCGTTTCTTACGGCGATCCCTTAGACATTAAAGCGATTGTTTCGCCTACACGCATAGATGAGATTTTCATCGAGCCGGGCTACATGATTAACGATTACATCAATGTTTACGTTTTCGCTCCTTTGAGGCATCATGACAAGATAAGGCGGAAAGGAGAGGACTACGAAGTTTTAGGCGTTCAACAGTTTGGCTTCCAAGGCGAAACCGCCTATTTCAAATCTGCTTGTAGGAGGCTGATTGGATAATGAGCGAGCTTGAAGATTCCGTTACAACAGTGATTAGGCTTCTCAGCAAGAACATTCGTGTTGTGAAGGATGACGGGGCAATTGCAAGCATCTACGTCAGCAAGGAATGGTACGACAGACAGCTTTTCAAAAATTATGATGGACAAATCACTGTGGGCTTGGCTGAAAGTCGGGACACAAAGATTGAGATGTCGGGTAGGATCCGACGGAGATTAGGCAGCTTACGTGTTAATGTTTGGGCAACAGATAGGCCTGCACAAGTGGACACGGGTAGAGTTACACGCAACAAGATGGTTGAAGAGGTTAACCGCATTGTTAGAGAGAACCGCACAATCCCAAATCAGACGGTTTATGATTTTGCTGGTTTGGGCCATCCAGAAGGAGATCCACACAAGGCCTTTAATGCTGGAGCCTCTTCGGAGCTTGCTCCAGGAAACGTAGGCTGGACTGAACTGACGAATGAAGAGTATCAAAAGATTTGGTATAGTGATGACACTCGCTACTCTAAAAGTCATAGTGTCAATTTGGAATATGCCTTCATGCTCTTCCGCTTCAAGGTTGAGAGCAGAGAGAAGACTGTTAAAAAAATTGTTTTAGCTTTTGAGGGTTATGGAACCGCTCCAGCAGGCAACGGTGTTACCGTAAAGGTTTGGAATCATGTTTCTGAGGCTTGGGAGCAGGCTCAAACGGGCATTGGTGGAGCCGATGAAACGTTAACTATCGCTTTGACTTTAAATATTGTTAACTTCGTGGACGCTAATGATTATGTTTGGCTTCTCGCCAGAACCACAAACGCGAGCGATGGAACCACAGCAGCCGTGCTTTATTGTGATTATGTAAGTTGCACGGTTACGGTTAACGGAATCACATACCTTGATGTTGTCAGTTTTCGGAATCAAGACCGTGCTGACGTTAAACCTTTCATCTTCAGAACTGAGTTTGTTCTGAAGTCATGGTCCTTCGAGAATGTATTAGGAGGATAGAAAAAAGGAGGAAAATAAAATGGTTGAAACGTATGGAACACATGAATGCCGCGTCTATTTTGTGCAAGAAGTAAACTATGGAGAAACGCCTGCAACTCCAGCGATGCTTGGCATTAACACTCAAAATGTGGAGCCCCTCTTGGATCCGCAGTTGATAAAGGTTAGAGGTGTTGGTTCGCGGGATCTGCAAAGCATTAGTAAAGGCTTGCGAAGAGTGACGTTGAAAATTAGCGATTGCCTAAGCAGTGAATCGCCTATAAGTTTCATTCAGCACGCTCAAACATTGAATAGCCTGAGCATTCAAGTCTTGTATTACAAAGGCTTATTCGCAAGTGCCACAGACATCATCAGTTTTCTCTACACAGGCTGCCGAATTGACAAGTTAAGCATGCAATGCAGCATTGAAGACGTGATAAAAGGAACAATTGATGTAATCGGCAAAGACATTGCTGTGGGCACGGCGAAGATCACTGGAGCCACCTACGGAGACTATGCTGGTGCCGTTCCCTATCATGAAAGCTACGTGAAAAAAGGCGATGCGGACGGTTCAAACTTGGTAGCGGTTAGCACTGTGACGGATTGGAAATTCAATGTTGAAAACAATTTGAAGCCTGTGCCTGTTATCCAAAATTCAAACGGGCATCTTCTCAAATATTTGCGAGAACGTCATCGCGACATTTTCGGCGAATTATTGCTTGAGTTTGAAAGCAAAACTGAGTTTGATGATGTCATCAATGATAGTGAGTTCAGCCTGTCATTCGGATTAGGCAGCACACACACTGCATTATTCAAGTATTGCAAGTGGCAAAACGTTGCTACGCCCACAGGCATTGAGGATCTTGTGAGTCTAAAAGCGGCTTTTGTTGCGAGAGACCTCTTCATAAGCTGAGGTGTTTGAAATGGCTGTTCAAGTGAAAGTTTTGGAAAATTTCGGTCGAGAAGCAGATTTAAGAAAGAAGTGGATGCGGATGTGGGAAAGGCTTGGAAAACGCATTCTGAAGATGCCTAAGTGGATGCAGGACATGATACTTGACGACATTAACACTGCGATTAAAAATCGGATAGCTGTTATGGAGATGATAAGCAATGCGAAGTGAAGTTCTTGAGCTTGACAACCGTTTCGGCGAAGAGTTCAAAGGAAGATATGTGTTTCAGGAGATCACCTGGGCTAAGCGTAGCCGAATCATTCAGCGTCAGACAAAATATAGCCAAGTAACCGGGCAAGTTATGAGCAGTGATTATGTTGCTATTCAAGCAGAAACAATATTTGCGAGTTTGAAAGAGCAGCCTGAACACAAGCCGATCTCTCTTGAGAAGTTGCTTAGTGAGGAAGATGGCATACCAGTGGGCCTAGGCGAGTTACTCAGTCAAGTCGCGAATAGGCTTAACAGCTTAACGGTTCAAGAAAGCCGTTTTTTGTCAGATCAATCCGAAGAGGCAAGCCTAACCCAAAAGTCACGGAGTACCGTCTCTGCAAAGACTTCGGGTGGACACCAACGCAACTCAGAAGGCAGCCGGGGAAAACGATCCAAGAGTTCATCGTAATAATGAACGAAATCGACAGGCAAACGAAAGAGGAGATTGATAAAGCCAAACGGGAGGGGAAAGGTCGTGTCCGTTGAAATTAACTGTTATGTAGAAGGCGTGGAAGAGTTTCAAGATGCTCTTCGTAATTTTGATTCTGCAATGCAACGTCAGGTGCATAGGCAGTTAGCAAGCTGGGCTGCAGACGTTAAAGCCTTAGCTAAGCAGCTTGTTCCAGTGAGAACCGGTCATTTACGAAGTTCAATTTATGCGAAGATTAGCGAGTGGGTTGCAGAGGTCGGTGCTGAAGCAACCTATGGACTCTTCGTTGAATTTGGAACATACCGCATGCGTGCGAGACCCTATTTGTATCCCGCAATAAGGGAATATCTTCCTCAATTGGAACGGATTATTCTTGATGCTTTGGATGCTGCTAAGGCGGAGGCTGGGTTATGAGTTTTCGAGGGTTAGTCATACCTATAACAGTTCACAATGAGGCGAGTGCTGAATTTATCACTGTTGCAGCTGACGCCGCGAGGATGGGTGAAGGCGTTAGAGCCTCTGCTGCAGGCTTCAATGAATTGACTGGTGCTTCTCGGGAAACTGCTGCTGGCATGGGTGAAATGGGTAGTCAAGCACGTGAGGCAGCGAGTGGTATGGAAGACTTGAAGACGAAGGCTGAAAGCACAACCGTTAGCATCAGAACCGTAGCTACAACGTTAACAACGTTTGCTGGTTTGAGCACTGCAGTAATCAGCTTGGCAGGAGACTTAGGCATAGTGGATAAGGAAAGTGCGAAATGGGCCAGAACAATACTTTCCGTCATAACGATTACTTCAGCGTGGATCCGCCTCAAATCTTACATGACAACTATTACAGCCGGGCATACGGCTGCAACAGCTTTGAACACAACAGTTCAGTCGACAAATGCATCCGCATCTATAGCCTCAGCCGTAGCCTACAAAATCAAGGCAGCTGCCACGTGGATTGCAACCGCAGCTCAAAATGCACTCAATATTTCTCACGCTACTTTCCTCGCCCTCACGGGAGTTGGAATCGGAGTTATAATCGCTGCAGCTGCAGCCATGGCGTATTTCGCTTCGCAAATGAACTCTGCAACCGCAAGTGTTCAAGGGTTTAATGAAGCTGCTGCTGAGACGCCTGAGCGGTCAAGAGGTATTCGCAGAGCTGGAGAGGAGGAAATGTATAGGCGGGGTGTCGAGTGAGCGTAGAAATTCCTAAGGCTGCCATTGTTTTTGGTGGTGTAACTCCTCCTCAGGGCGACATCCTTGACCTTACCGTGCATCTTGGATGTACGAAAGAAGTGAGCAGTTTTGAATGTTTGCTTCAGAACTGGGATAAGAAGTATAGTCCCGGTGGAACTTCGCCGATAAGCGTGGGCATGGATGGACACATCGACATTGGCAGAGGCACGAATGTTCCGCAAATCATTACTTGCCGTGTTGAAAGCGTCAAATGCGAATCTACACCTAATGAAAACTATATTCGCGTTAGTGGCAGGTGTTGGGGCGAGCGGATCTTCCGAAGAGTCGTAACGAAAGTTTATGAGAACAAAAAGGGCGAGGAAATCCTTCGTGATCTTGTCGATTATTACGTTGGCTTGGATCATTGCCGAGAAAACAGTGCTTTAACAAGTGATGCTGCAAGCGGACAGAAAGACTGTGTTGTTGGAGACGGTTCAAAATTCAGTGCTGGAGACCTTGTTAAGATTAAAGATGATAATGCTTGGGAATACAACGAAGTAGCAAGCGTTGCTGGAAACACTGTTACAATGGTTAATAACCTTGCCAATACTTACACGGTTGCAGCTAACGGCAAAGTTTGGATAGATCTCATCGAAAAAACAGACACGACTTTTACAAAACTTGAGTATGAAAACACGCCTGTTTTTGACATTTTAAAATACATAGCTGAAAGTAGCGATAAAGCTGGTGTTATAGGCTACGATTTTCGTGTAGCTCCAGATGGCAAGTTTGAGTTTTTCCCTAAGAACAGCAAAACATCACCCGTTAGCCTTTCAGAAAAAATTGAGGTTAGCGGATACCGCAAGGACATTCATAGGATCCGAAATAAGATCACGATTTATGGTTTGGCTGATAAGAGTGTTCCAGCGGATAAGGATGCTTGGACCGAGAGTCTAAATCCTGCTGACGGAGCTTGGAGTGCGGCTGCTGGAGAAGTAAGTCTCGACACAACTTTCAAGGCGAAGGGTTCAGCCAGCATCAAAGTTCACTCCGTAAACATGTATTGGGTAGGCGCGGTATTCACCCTGAATGCAGGAAAAGAAGTCAACTCTAATCTTTACCCGCTTCTAAGCTTCTTGCTCTATTTGGAGAAATCTTATAACGGAAACGTTAGCGTGCTCCTCTATGACACAGCAGACAAGTATGCTCGAAAGAACATCACAGTCGCTCCAGGGGAATGGCGTAAAACAGATTTGAGAACAGGCTTAGCCAATGAAATGGAATGGGAAGATGTTGAGGCAGGCTTTGACTGGACCAACATAAAGAAGATTAGAATAGACGGGTGGTTCTCTGGTGTTGGAAGCGGTGACTTCTGGATTGACCAGTTATATTTTGGCGGTCGCCGATACTCAGCTACACGTGAAGATTCAGCAAGTCAAAGTAGTTATGGTTTAAGAGAGCTTGTTGAGGTTGATGAGGAGCTTGTAAGTGATAATGAATGTGATTTAAGAGCTAAAGCCTTACTTGACTATTTCAAAAATGCAGCTGAATATTTGAAGACAAGCACAACCGTTTTGGATTATGGAAATACTCCGCTGCTTCCAGCAGACAAGATTCCCGTTATATTGCCTAATGAGAATGTTGACTCTGATTTTCGCATTGAAAGCGTTGAGTATTATGTGGACGCAAAAACCCAAACTTTGGAAATAACGCTTGAGCTTGGAAAGGTTCCGCCGTTTCTGGCTGATTACTTATATGGGCTTAGGGCTACCACAGTCACAGTTGAGAAGCTTGCACGCACAAAGCTGGGTAAAGGCGCCATTCCAACCGCCTTAGGCGGAGGCTTAGGAGCTCATCACGTTGGACATGAAGCCGGGGATGATAATGGTGTTCCATGGGCCAGCGAAGATGATGGTGGCTGGGATAAAATAACCGGCTGGATTGCTCCTAAACACATTGGGCCTTTCGAAGATGATGTTTCAATCATTAAGTTTCGCACTAAGAACAAAGCTGGCACTTCCGTTCTGGATCATCAGTTTCAACCAAGTGATGATGAACATGGAGTTTTAGGGTCTGCAACGGCTAAATGGAAAGAAGTGCACACGCTCTATCTGCTTTTACCTACCGATGGCTACATGCGCATCCGCACTTATGGAGAAACAAACCCTAGACAACAACTAGACAAAGAAATGCTACAGTTCGGACCTGGGGGAGAAACGGCTCTTGATACTTGGCTTAAACGTGTAGGCTCTGAACAGCTTGAGCTTAAAAGTGAGTTGTTGCCTGTTTCGGATAATTCTGGAAAGATAGGTACTTCAGCTAAAAGGTTTGCAGAGATCAACGGTTATCAATATGGTATTTCTGGGAATATGGTTCCCTCGAGCGATAACGCCAGCAATTTAGGTGCAGCTGACAAACGTTTCGCTCATATCTACGCAGTTGAAATCCACGTTTCAAACATGCTTTTCAATTTTCACCTGTTGCCCGATGCTGATGCCACTTACGACCTGGGTGCAAGCAACAAAAAATGGAAGGACCTCTATCTCAGCGGCGCACTCAAAGCCTTAGATGCTGGTGTAGCCGTTCATCTTTTGCCTAATGCAACTGCCACTTACGACTTGGGCAGTGCCGCGAAGAAATGGAGCAATCTGTATCTTAATGGTGTTGGCTATCTCGGATCGCTTAATGTTGGCGCTTTTGAGGTTATAACTTCAGCTCGTGTTTTGCAGAACGTCACGGCTTCCGCAAGCATAATCACAAGCGGTAGATTTCCCTTAGCAAGGCTTGCAGAAGGCACAAGCGGCTACGTTCTTGAGGCTGAAGGTGCAGGCTTTAATCCCATGTATGTTAATCCGAATTATCGTTACGAGCCTAAAAGTCATCCTCATTCAGAACATACTGGAATAGGACCGAACGATCATCATGCCCAGGCTCATAACCATGGTGGAGAAACAATCAGTCCTGCCACCGTAAACTGCAACAGTATAAGCATAGCCGCTAGCTGCAATAGACAATATTCGCATCCGAGTAGTCAACAGTGTGTTTATGCGTCAAGTGTTGCATGGGAAAACTGTCCACATTATTATTGTGTAAACTATTCCGCGGGTGACTTACGCATTAAAAAGGGGATGAGAATCCCATTCATTAATGGTATGGCGATCACGGAAGCTGAATCACTAGGGTTAGGCCCAGGCTTCGCCTTCCTAAATCGGAAAGGCAAAGTCATAATGGTTCTTGATCAGGATGGGAACATTGAGATCTCAGGGGAACTCAGGGAAAATGTTAAGACAGGTGTTGCCGTGTGAAAAATAAGAGTTTGAAAAAGCAGCTTAAAGATTTACAGCTTGGAGATCTCATCTGTGTTGAATGGACGGACGCTTCTATTGGTAAAAGCCTAGGCAGTGGCGTGGCTGTTGATGTGCCTGTTAAGAGTTGGGGCATTTTCATAGGTCTTTTAGGTAAACGCAGCAAACATATTGTTCTGGCTCAAAACAATTTTCAGTACAGTGATGGAATATACGACATTGATTACACAGCTATTCCTGTGGGCTGGGCTGAAAAAATCAAGGTTGTCGACAAGCAGCATGTTTCATCCGAAGAGGCTGAGCGGCTTTTCACAAGTTTTCTGCGGGGTGGTAGGCGAGTTTCCACCAAGCATAAACAGCAGAAGGTGAAGAATCATGGATACTATTAAAAAAGCGTTAACCCGCAAGATCAGTGTTAAGCGTGGACGTGGAGAGCAGATCCTAGAAGTTACACCTAGTGAAAGGCTTGTTTACGGCGTGAAATTCGCCATGGCTATGACTGGTTTTTTGTCAGCCGTTGAAATCGCTCACATAGCTTTTTTGGGTGAATGGAACAGTGAAATTTTTAGCGCCATAACAGGCTTGATAGGAACTGTTTCAGGAGTGTTGATCAGTCAACATGTCTAAGAAAAAATATTATTGGACTCGTGCGGAAGAGGCTAAGCTCCTTGAGCTGTTCAAGGCTGGGGTAACCGAGCCTAAAGATTTAGCTAAAAAATTTGAAGACCGCACGTCTGGAGCGATACAGAAAAAGCTGGAAAGAATGGGAGTTGTCGTCATCCAGAAAACTGAAACGCAGACGACGACAACTGTGCCTCTCGATAAGGATCTCTTAACACACGAAGAGGCATTGAAGTTTTTGGCTGGAACCCTTGAGGCTCTTCGTAAACCTGGCCAAGACAAGCTGGAATTGCAACGCCTCCGTATTCTCGCGGATGCTATTCACACATATGATTCTATTTTGGAAAAATTTGAGAGGTGGGTAGAGTTTGAGGCGCAGCTTTTAGGAATGGCTAAAGAAATTGCTGAGATTAAAAAAGAACTTGAAAAAGCCAAGGGCATTGCATCATAAGGACCGTTTCTCTAAACTTGACAAGGCAAAAAAGGATGTCAGTGAAGTTAAGGAAGTAGTTGAAAAGGAACGGGAAAAACTTAGCGAAGATCCTATTACGTTTTTTGAGCAAGTAGTGGGATTCAAGCCCACAGCCTATCAATGCGATCTTGCTAAGAAGTTTATGAATAATCAGTTTGTGGCTATGCGATGGAACAGGCAAAGTGGCAAATCATGGATATCTTCTGCTCTCTTGTTGAATTACGCCTTAACACATCCGGGTGCTTACATTGGTATTATCGCTCCTGGTTGGCGCCAATCAAAACTTGTTATTCGTCGAATACGATATTTCCTAAGGAAGCTGCCAAACGAGATTTGCCCTAAACCGCAACGCACAGTATTATACTTCTCAAACGGCTCAATTATCGAGGCTTTTCCAAACAACCCGGAAACAATCAGAGGTCCAACGCTCGACTGCATTTACTGGGATGAAGCGAATCATACACCTGACGACTGGGATATGTATACGGCGATTTTGTTCACGATCAGTGCTACAAAAGGCAAGGTATTAATTAGTAGCACTCCGTGGAACACAGATTCCGTTTTCTACAAGGTTTTCAAGAGTGAAGAGTTCAGCGATTTTGCTCGGAGTCATGTTACTTGGCGAGAGAGTATGGAGCCTAACGGACCTTTAGATAAGGGCACGCTTGAGAAAATCCGTAAACAGTTTGGTGAGGATCCGTGGCGTTGGAAAAGGGAGATGGAAGCTGAATGGGCTGAAGATGAAGCAGCATGGTTGAGTCAATCATTGATAACTAAATGTATTGCGACTGAGAAGACGCTTGGTGAAGAGTTGGAGTTGTGGGATTTTGAGAAATATTATAAGGGCAATCTTTATGCTGGTTTAGACTTGGGTCGTGTGAAAGATTATAGTGCTCTTGTGGTAATTGAAGAAGTTAGACATCGTTTCTTTCTGCGTCACTTGAAGATTTTTCCGTTAGGCACAGGCTACGCTAGTGTTATTGGTTATGTTAAAACGTTGCAGGATCGTTGGGGGGGCTTCATTAAGATTCGTGTGGATAGTACTAATCAGGATTATGTTGTTGAAGATATGAAGAACGCGGAAATTGATAATGTGGAAGGTGTGCGTTTCAGTTTGCCTCGTAAGCAGGAGATGGCTACTCTAGTCAAGCAACGGATGATTAACAATCAATTTTGGTATCCGTATTTCACGTGGGAGAGGCCCTATCGAGGGGAATGGGTCACAGAGCTTAACGTTGAACGTTTCGAGTTGAGGAAAGATGGCAGCATAGCTCTTAATCATCCAAGCGGAACACATGACGACGTGTTCTGGGCTGCTGCTCTTGCATTATACTCTTCAGTTGAAATGGTCGAAGAGCCGGAGGTTTGGGTGGTTCCACGATGACAAGGCGTAAGCGAGAGTTTTTCCGTATTCAACGGTTTCGTAGGCGTTATGATCGGAAAGCTGGAAAGTTTGTTTTTAGTATTGCTTATAAAACGGCTGTGGAAATGTCGCCTAGAACTGTTGCTGTGGCTGAAGCTTTCGGACTTGGGATTGATGAGCAGAAAGAGTTTCAAATTTACGATAACGTAGAATTAAAAATAGGACCCAAGGACGTCGTCTATCTCACCGGTGACAGCGGTAGCGGAAAAAGCGTCTTGCTCAAAGCCATAAGGCAGGATCTAGGCAGCGAAGCTGTTGACATGGCGGATATTCACCCGGACCCTGACAAGCCGTTAATCGAAACTGTTGGCGAAACTGTTGAGGAAGGTTTGGAGCTGCTTAGTCGTGTCGGATTGAATGATGCTTTTCTGTTTCTGCGTAAATATAGTCAGCTTAGTGATGGACAAAAATATCGTTACCGTATTGCGAAGCTTGTTGAAAGCGGCAAGCAATGGTGGATTATGGATGAGTTTTGTTCGACCCTGGACCGGGACACAGCTAGAATCGTGGCTTTTAACTTGCAGAAAATAGCTCGGAAAGAAGGTAAGGCGGTTATTGCTGCTACTACACACACAGACCTTTTAGGGGATTTGAACCCCTCGGTCCACATTCATAAGCGGTTTGGAAAAGAAATTAGCGTTAACTATTATCCTAATGAGCTTAACCGTGAATGCAGTCTTGTCAAAGAAATGCGAGTGGTCGAAGGCTCTTACCAGGATTGGAAAACGCTCTCTGGTTTTCATTATCGCAGCCATAGGATAGCTGCTCCTCGCAAGATTTTCTGTCTTAAACGTGACGCTGAGTTGTGCGGCGTTATTGCGTATTGTTATCCGCCGATTGCTTGTTTTGGTAGGCGTCAAGTTTTGCCTAAGATGAGTGTGCAAGAGCTGAACGAGAAGCTGAGTATTATTAGCCGGGTTGTGGTTCATCCGAAATACCGCACCATAGGGTTAGGCAGCAAGCTTGTAAGAGAGACCTTGGCTCTCGCAGGCACGCCATACGTTGAAATGGTTGCTGTGATGGCGAAATACAACCCCTTCGGAGAGAAGGCTGGAATGCAGAAAATAGCTGAGCAGCCGCCATCGAAAAAGGCTTTGGCAATTGCACAAGTGCTGTTAGTGTTAGGCTTTAACATTCATCTGTTGGGAAGTGAAAAATACGTTTTAAATAAGCTGCGAACTCTAAAAGCTGAAGACATAACTAGGATAAAAGAAGCTTTTATCAAAAACAAAGCCCCACGATTTATGAAATACTTTTTCCCTCATCAGCCTTACGGAAGACAGAAACAGTACGTTGAAAAAGTTATGAAAGCAGGCTTGGAAATGCTTGCACATTTAATAAAAGTTTGCGGCTTTCTGCTGCAAACAAAAGTCTACCTGTTTTGGGAAAAAACTGGCTAA